AATGAAGTCAAAGAAGTTGCAGAAGAGAAAGACGAGGAGGAGGAATTGAGGAAGCAACATGAGGCCGGTGAAAACTTCATTAAGAACTCGGGGGAATGGTTTGAAGGACGTGAGGAGATTCTCAATGAGTCCGCTGAGAAAGGGGGGGCTCTACTCGCTAAGCTTGTGGCGTCGATCTTCAGGAAGGCTGGGAAGAAAGCCGCTGAAGTTGTCCGCAAAGAAGTCATTGAAAAGCATCTTGGACCCATAGCATTCCTTAAGACATCCAAAACTAAAGTTGCTGAAATCTCCTCAAAGGTTGAACTCAAGCAATTTATTAGCAAAGCCATATCTGAATTAGAAGGCCCCTGGATTAAAGCCTATGTCGAAATCTTAGAGGGCCAAGTAGAGGTGGGCTATTCCTCAATGTCAGCTTTCCCCCTTGCCAATCAGGATGAGATTGACGCTCTCAGGGAAAAGAATGAGGACGAGAGGCGAGAGATTTTGACAGCAAGAGGACTCGAAACATTTGCCAACACAACCAAGACCACAACCGAAAAGATAATGTCCATGGTTGAGAAGGGCGTGGAAGACTCCCTTTCTCAGCGGACTCATTGAGAATCTCCTCACGTCCTTCAAACCATTCCCCCGAGTTCTTAATGAAGTTTTCACCGGCCTCATGTTGCTTCCTCAATTCCTCCTCCTCGTCTTTCTCTTCTGCAACTTCTTTGACTTCATTTTTGAGGGGCTTGGAGTACGAAAGGTAAGCCTTGAGGCTGGGACTGTCTCAATGTGTCCCCTCCCTCAATGGGTTCATCGTCGTAAAGTCTTTCACGAATCTCATTTGGACTATGGGTGTCAAGCATCTTCGTTGCGAGATCAGCACGTTTGAGCAAGTCATCTTGAAGGATGGAAACATTTGAGTTGTCGAACTCCACGAATTCGTTTTCCCCTAGAACACCAATCTCTCTGTTATGTCGTGTAATCTCCCCCGAGATATTTACTTGATACGGAATCAATGTGGCGGCCCAAAAGTTTTTCACTGCATTATCCATTTGGTCGCCATTGAGTGAACCAGAATCTTGGATAGATAGTTCATGCTTAGGGACTTTGAACAGAGCAATGATTTTTTCTCTGTTGAGGAGGATATGTTCACGCAAGTCCTGAGAGCCTATTGTGATTCCCCCTTGAGTTACTTTGACCCCTTTAGGTAAGAGCATTGGACGCAATTGATTACGTCTTCCTGTGTGCATGATTTCCATGCTCCTTAGGAGACGTATGGCATTGTTCTCGTTTGCGGCCTTCTCCATCTCTAAAAACAAGCCTGGTGTCGCTCCACGCCTATAGAAATTTACTAAATATTCCTGTGAGTACCTGTCGAAAAGTACAGAACGCCTGCCTGCAATCCATGGAGAAAATCCCCAGTAGAAAGATGACGGGTTGTGTAGTTTAAAGTGCATCACCTCTTCAGCAGGAAATGTAATTGGCTGATTGCGAACAGCAATATCATTATCGATTGTGAAGGCCCCGCCAAGGTAGCTCTCAAGCTCTCCTAGTTCGTTGAATGTAAGGGTTACGGTTTCGGCTGGGATTTGGATGATTGACTTTTTAGATGGAGCTTCCCAAGATATCGCATTGCCTAGCATTACCAAGTCGACGACTGTCGAATACATCCAGGCAATTGCACTCTGTAGATGATTGGGTTTAAACAAAATGGCTTGCAGAGGATGATTAGGCAAAGGCTCAGTAACTATCCTCCCATCGACAGCTTTTTTCCTGGTGACGATAAGGGGTTGTGCTGAAATCTTCTTTGCTATTAAGTCCGCAATGATATGGGGCCATTCCTCATCGAAGAATAATGACTTCAATGTGTGATTATCCATGAAGGCATTAACCTCTGAATTCCAGACACCTGATAAGTCATCGGTGATATCAATCACACCACCAGAGGAGACACCCCCATGAGATTTCTCAATGATCTTGTCACTCGTAGTCACGGGGGACATGTCATCTTGGAATAATACTAGTTGAGCGTTAGAATTCATCGTCGTCCTCATCCTCAAATAAGTATAACTTTTCATGTGGTGACGGCTTTGTCTTTTCCAACAAGTCGTCTAAGCTTATTATTTCGTAGGGCCTATCAGCGTTATCAATGAACGCCTCGTTTGCGAGCATGAGCCCACATACTGTATCGTCGTGATGTCCAGGTGGGGCATTGTATGAGTGAACTCCTGAATCGCTCACCTTGACGGCAAATTCTGAAAGCTCTGATAAAAGGACATCATAGTTTGGGATGCCTATTGCTTGATGCTCAAAAGATGTCATGAGATGAGTCACCATCTCGCTTTTGCTTTTGTTCGTGAATGTGACACCTTGAAAAACTAGCTCTGTGAGTGACATGATGTCGTCGATACCTTCACCGACTCCGGTCTGATCGTGGTAGATGATGATCAGCTCTTTAAATACATTGCTGAACCTAACCAACCGTTTGACGGCTTCTGTGTATGCGAGCTTGTGGAACCTTTCGAATCCCACACATTTTCCGGTTTCAATGTCCAGAGCCAGAAATAAACAAAAATCAATACTTTTAGCCCAGTCACAACCGATGACCACCCGCTTATGCTTAGCGTCTTTATCTATCCACCTATGTATCTGCTCATCAAAATGAAGCTCAGGTCCGAATACGCACTCTCTGAAGCCAACGAACAAAGAACCATCTGAAATGAACTCCGCTAAATAGTATTGAGCGAATAACCTAGCTGGTAACTCCTTGCGTGCATCTGATACAGCCTTAGGATCAATGAATGGGTTGTCTATTGTCCTGGCTGTTAAGAATAGCTTCTCAAGGGGCTTGTTGTTCTTCAGGGCCCATTCCTGGTGCAATTCAGCTTCACAACATCCATTGTAAAACCAATTCTTTCCATATGGAGTCGATGGAAATATATAGGTTCCCATCGTCTGCGTTGTGGTCGTGCGACAGCTAACATACACTTGCTCTTTGCACTTGGCAGCCTCATCTATCACTATGTGATTCACAGCCGCCCCTTCCAGGTTGACTGGATCCTGTCCATGCCAAAACTCAATCTTTGAGTCTAGTGATGGGACCTCAATATATCGGTTGGACTTATTGAGGTTTATGTATGGCTCACCTGGCAACATCCTTCGGCAGTAATCCATCCCTATGAGGCTCTGCGAAGCAATCGGGGCTATCCATCTAAGGAGCTTCCCTTGACTGCCTAACAACATCTTTGAAATGGCTATCGAGCATGCCGCTGTCTTTCCCCATTTTGTTCCACATGCCAGCCACACCTCTCTAACACCCATATCGAAAGCGTTTGCAATCAATGCCTGTTTCTTGCTGTGGGCTTCAGGGAGATTTACATCAATCGTAAAGGTGTCATCATCCGTCACTTGTCTCCGGCTTTAGCGTTGCCTCTTTCTCAAGGTCATGGATCGAACCATATTCCAGGACTTTCCCTTGATGATCCAACCACAAGCCTTTAGTCGTGAAGAAGTGGGTCCGGTTTTTAAGGGCTCCCATGTTATCAACAGTCTTAAGGATTCTCCCACGGTAGAACTCATCAATTTTTTCAACCTTTTTTTGGTAGGAAAACAACTGAATGATATTCCCACACTTGCTCACGTAGGTTTCATCAACCTTAAGTCTCAGATTTGCCATCTTCAGCACCTTTATTTGTGATTAGTCTGTTATAGATTTCATCCACTACCTCGTCATCTGTTGGAAAGTCGAACTGTTCTTTTGTGATCGTTCCGTCCTTTCCAATTGCAACATTGAAGACGATCTTCTTTAGGTTGAGGTCGAGTTGGTCCTTAAACATACCGAGATGACGGCCTATCTTTTCCAGGGCCGCAATCTTATCATTGAGTGTGAGTTCTTTAGTCCGTGTGAATCCGCTATCACTCAGCGTCTCTTTAACCTTGATCGATTTAATAAGGGCTCTCCCTTTGGCGTCTAGTTCTTCGGATGTCTTGAAAGTCCCATTCCCATGTTTGTCCCAGGACATGACATCTGTGATATTTCCGAAGCCAATTAGGGCCAATTCTTCGAGAACCATTTGCTGAGTAATCCCTATTTTTTTAGAGATAGCTTTCGTCGCTTTATCTAAAGCCTTCTTCACCTTAACATTCGATAACAGCCTTGAACCTTGTTCCTGCGCAGTCTTTTCAGAGTACCCTGCTCGTATGGCTGCTTGTCTCGCATTGGAGTCGACCCCGTATTCCTCAACAAAGCGTTTCTGCTTAGGATTGAGAGTATCTGAAGCCATAAACCCCATACTGAGTAGCATTATAGAAACAAAAAATTTCGCCAAAAACGGAATCATCTCAAACCTTTAGAACCGAATACCGATTGACTGATTAAAAGCGAGGAATCGAATAACCTTTTCGTCTAACTTGGAGCGTTCCAGATTAAGGGAAGTGCTGAGTAGGATGTCATCAGTGATATTTAGGGACAGTTTAGACTGAAGCAGGACGTTGATATCTGTGAAGTCTTGGACCCAAGGTTGGAGATAGATAGTAGTTGCAATGACGACTCTGGGATCCACAAGATGTAATTTTGATTTAAGGGAATAGTAGAAATTTAACCGAACTTTATCGATGGAGCTTGATAAACCATTGAGTTCAATGATTTCGTAGAGTCCTCCAAATCCGAGGGCTTCCTTAAAGAACCCAGGCTTTGAGATTACGATATACCGGCCCCCTATTCCTCCTAGCCGTCTCGACTTACGCTCACGGAACAATTGACGCTCATTTTGTATAAATGTCTCAATTGAATAGCTTCCAGAATCATACAGATTAGGAGTGAGAGAACGAAGATAACGAATATGATAATAAGAATCATCATTGACGATGGAGTCATTAGATTTTGTGATGTCTTGGGATTTGAGGTAGATGATTTCTTGATTGAGATCGTCTGAAACAATAAAAGCTTTTACTTTGAATCCAAACTTCAAGTAGCGTTTATCTTGTTGCTCTTTGAATTTGAGCTTTATGTCAATGGCACCATGTAAACCAGGTTTGGGATCCTCAATTCTGGAGTCTTCGATATTGACGATGGCTTGAGCATCACTTATGGAAACAAGAAGGGCCACGACAAGGAAAATGCAGAAACCGATAGCAATTCTTAAGGCAGTATTCATTTAAACCCCCTTTAGGTTTGTAGCCAGCACGTTTAGGGGCGCAACCGACTACAATGCTAAAATAGACACTTCCCTATAGGTTCGGTGATAAAAATGGGTTTGTCTAGCGCACATAGCGCTTATATGAAGTATTTGAGGGGGTTTTGAGGGTATTCTGGGTTTTTATTGACTTGGGGAAGTGTTTGGGTATACTCAAATAGATGGAGGTAATAATGCGAGACGAAAGTAAATACCCAAAAGAACTCCGAGATTATATGGAATATTTTTCTACAGTCAGAGATATACAATTTCACTATACTAGATGGAAATTTTTGGTAAATTGTTTAATCGGTTATGATTATAACTTTTGCCCTAAATGTGGACAAGAAATAAAAGAAGAGGGATAAATGCAACTCAGCAAAGAATTCGTAGAAACCTACCTCAGAATTCACGATAATGATCCTATATTATTTCGAGGTATCCCTATTAAAGGGATGACAAACGACGAGCTAATGGCCTGTGTAACATGGAGTTTTAAATATTCGGAGTCTAAAAGGGAGGAATCTAACCGCCGGATGGATTTCGTTTCTGATTTAATGAAAATGAGTATAAGGAAATAATGTCCAACTGGCTCAACTCAAAATACAACTGGAACAGAAAGCCCGGAAAGCGCAAGGGGGCGGACTGGGTACATATGCGAGTAGATTGTAAAATGGCTCAAATGCTTCGCTCGCATGGAACCCCTCGATATCTCATAGAGGAATTGGTTAGGGAGAAATATGGGGATTGGTGATTAGTCTTCTTTGATGTTCATCTCTGGACATTGGGAGAGCTCTACAATATCTTTATACCCTTCTCCGATTTTTATTCCTTTAGCACCCTTAGCCCCCGCTACAGCTAGATTAAGTTCTCCATTGTATTCCACTACAGCATCAAACGCCTCTTTCTTCACCCATTGTTGATCTAAGGCAATTTTTACCCTGGGGCCTCTTAATTCAAACCAAATCTCTTCCGTGGTTTTAAAAACTATCTCTGGTTCTTTCTCCTCTTCTTTTTGTTCAAATAAAATCTGATTCTTTACCTCTTGAGTAGCTTTCATCATTTTACCAATCAACTCTTCAATTTTTGGACTCATAATTTCTCCAGTGAAGCTCGTTTAGCTTTATTCCCCCAACCGTAGAGATCCCCTTGGGAGTCAGTTTCAAGATACTCATGGCAATGCGGACAAGCCCATCCTTTACGTCTTTCTTTCAGTTCGAATGGTTTGTCTTCTTCCTCTTCAGTACTTCCCCCTAAGTCCATTGAACCCCTCTTATGTATTTTCCGAATCTTTTTTGCATCTTCTGCAATAAAGCCGAATATGAACCCCAGTAGGAACATATCCAAAAGCAATGATTTTGTTACATCCCTGACATATAATCTTAAACATATTACCTCCCATAACATAGCCCCGGCTTCCACAAGATATCCATTCCCTCTAAAAGCTGTGGCTGAAGAGTTATGAAATAACTTACCGGGGCCATTCGGTTAATTCATTCCTTTACCTCTGACTTGAAGTAAAGAGATTTGACAGACTGGAAAGTATACATCATAGCCTTTCCCGGTTGATGGGCTTTGAGCTTACCCTCATGAACCCATCTCCTCAGTGTGCTTTCATGCTGGGGAAAAATCCTTTGTACTTCCCTATACAAGAGAAGGACACGCTTTTGTTTTTCCCATATCAAAAATTGAGTGGGTGCATCAATATCGTCTTCCTCTGCCATTTACCCCCTAAAACAGATTAACTCCAATAATGCTGAGAAATTCTTTCATCTTCATTCATGTCTCCCATGTCTCCCATCTCAGCAAACTTTCCTAAACCATCCATAAGCCAAGCAACAAACCAAATGGAACAAAATATAATAATCCCTACGATAAACCACATAATCCCCCCTGCTATTGTTTTTATGTTAGATTTCATTAATACCCCATATACCAATCTTGCTCTAATCCTATCCTTTCTGAATCAAGAACAATCTCCCTGTAGATTCTTAACGCCTCTGGTATGGGCTCCCTTCTCCTTATCCCAATCCAGAGTGTCAGTTTTTCAGCGTAGCTCATTGGTTTCTCCTTTCACAACTCCCATGAGATAATCAAACCCCTCATCGAAAGTATTGATTTTAAATGCTGGGCCTGGCCACGTCTCAAGGAACTCCTTTTGCCCTGAGCTTAGCTTATTCTTCCCCTTGCGGTTCTTTATCTCGAACAATACGTTGACCCCCATGAAGGCGACAATGATGTCTGGGAAGTCTTTCCCGACTCCTGAGAGGTCTCTAGCTTTACAGCCGGGGACTGCTCTGAAGTCTTTGAGGATTGAGGCTTGGTTTTTGTCGGTTCTGGTGACTCTCATTTACTCCCACTTTGGGAGATACTTTCTCGCTCCCATTGCCTCAGATACGTTTACAGCCTTGTCCCTAATTCTACTAAAAATTTTATGGTAATCCTCTTTATGCGTAGGATTATTTGATAGTTCCTCCTTTATCTGCTCCTCAATAAACTTCTCCAAAACTATAAACATCCCTAAGTGAATTACTTCAACCCTATCTCTTAAATGGTCAGGGGTGGGTTTCGTTGAGTTCCAGGCAAGTAAAACCCTATTCGCCAATTTCGTGAAATGCATATAATAATTATTATTCCCCCTGCTGACATGCCCCTGGGTTTCAGCGTATTCAATAAACTCCTTAATCATATCAGTTTCTTTTCTTCTTTGAACTTTTGATGCTTCTCTCGCCTCTGGTTTCTTAATCTGGTTTCCTTCTTTGTTTTTAATTTTTTTTGACATTCTCCTCCTAGGAATTCACGATTAACTTCATATTTGGTTCTCCATGATGCTCGATTACATCATCCATATACTTTTCCAAAAGTTCTTTCATCTCCTTTCTAAGTAAATAAATTTCTTTGATATCCTCCTCAATATCAGGGTAATCAAAGTGATTAGTCCTAATAAAAACTTCCACTTCATGAATATGGGGAATCATGTTCTTTAGAGAATCCCTATACTTTCTG